ATTTTAATCCGTCTGATGTTAAAGGAGCGTTCCAAGTTACAGTTACTTTTACACCCCCTGAAGTTGGAACATCAACTGTTTCTCCTAAATCTCCAGATTCGGAGTTCATAGGCTCTACTTTTGCAACTATATTCGTAGGTGAAGGTATAACATCATCTCTATCAGGAATTGCATCTGTTGGTACACTGTAAAGTGTATATCCTCTATCGACTGCTCCGAATTTTGCTTTTGCAAATTCACTTGCAACAATTTGTACTTTTTGATCTTTATCTTCTTTTACTGATATAACTTTAAATTCTTTTGTTGTTCCAGTTTTTGGAGTACCATCACCATTAAATAATTGAAGTGCCCATATTATTTCTGCATCTGGAGTGGAACTAAATGCAGAGGCTACTGTTATGCTAGAAACATTTCCAGCACTTGTTGATATATTTTGTTTTTCTACTCTTACATTCTCTGACCAAAAATTAAGTACTCGATTACCACTATCATCTTTTAAATTTGCTGCTTCTTCCTGTGTATCGAGTGCACTACCATCTTGATTTTCTAAAAGTAGATCTCCTTTATTATAAGTTACTGAATTAATAACGGCTATTTCTTGTTCTAGATAACATCCGCCTTCTGGATATATTAGTAAAAGCTGTGGAGGAAAAGCTGCAGCGTATGAAGGCAGTGCTACTGTTCTATCTAAAGGAATTACTGTAGTACTTCTTGTTCCTGTGTTTGATACTCGTCCTGAGAACTGAAAGCCATCTTTATCTGCGTCTTGAACACCAATTATATCCCCAGGTCTTAATCCGATAGCATTGAGTCCTGTTGAAAAAGTAACTGTTTCTTTTTCAAGTTGTGCAGAAAGTAGTTTCCATTTACCATATCTGTGTGCTTGTGCACGAGAAGTACATCCAAAAGCTACTGAAGACTCTCTTACAAGTCGATTTGTATTTAGTATGTTTTGATGATCTTCTACATATTCAATTGCTTGTCGATAATTATCTGCTGGATCATTCCATGTTACTTTTACTTGGTTAGTTCTTACTCTATCTCCTGTTCCTTCATAAGTAAAAATTCCATTTTCAACATTACCTTTTGTAAATGTATATACAATCTCTTTTGGTCTATCAGCTATAGCTACGATTTCTCCTTCTGACCATAATACCATGCCTCTAAATATACTTGCAATATCCCTTAATACTTTTGTTGCTTCAGTAGTTTTATCTAAATATAAATTTGCTGTAAAACGAGGCTCTAAGCCTCCTTCTCCGTCTGATACAAGTTCATCACAATATTTTGCAATTTCAAATAATGAGTATTTATCTATAAGTGCATTATCAACAAACTGTCCAACACCATATCTATTATTAGTAAGAATATCATAAAATACCCAAGCTGGGTTATTACAGTATACAAGCTCCCTATTAGGGTGTCCTTCTGCCCATGTTGAACGATCTCCTCGAAATGACCCATTCCAAGTTTGATAAGATGCTTCTTCTGCAACAGCATAAGATGGCGCAGATCCACTCACTAATCGTGTATACTTTGCTGTACCATCTGAACTTTCATCCCTTGTTAAATAATTAGTAGGAACTTGAATTAGTTTACCTTTTAATTTATAAGCCCTGCTTGGAAGTCCTCCACTAAAGTCTTTTGCATTAAATACATTTGCTGAGTAAGCTGCATAAGGATAAGAAAGTCTATCTTTTGTTATGTTTTCTACTGTTTTAAGACGAGAAGCATTTTGATGTTGAAAACTTCCATCTTTAAAATTATCATCAGTCAATCTTCTTACACGAACTCGATAATTTACAAAAGGTTGAAACTGTTCAACATTCATTACAAATTCTTCAATATATTCTGAATATTGTGCTTTTGAGGGTTTTACATACCCAGTACTTGGTATTGAACCACTATTTACACCATAAGTAACTTTATTACCCCACTCAGGTGTTCTAGAAAGTATTGTTGAGTTAGAAGGCCCAAATGCCAAAGCACTAGTAAAATTGGTTCCATCTGATGTATATTCGAAGAACATCTGAAACTCTACAAAGCTCGGTCCCTTAGCTCCTGAGTTTTTAAATGCGTGCATTTCTGGAAAACTAAAAGTGAGATGTATTTCGTCTACTTCTTGCGGATTTGAAACTCCCATTGCGGCTGCTGTTAATACAGTATCTGAAGTAGAACCTTGACCATCATTACCGGGTTCATCAATTCCATTTTTTGTTCCGCCATTTGTTCCGTTATAGTTACTACCTAAACTAGATAAGCCTGACACATTTGCTAAATCTGCTTGTTTTATCTCTGCATTTGCATCATGAACGGTGCTAGAAGAACCTGTAAATCCAGGGGCTATTAGAGGAGCTTGTAGTGCATTTCCTGATGTTATTCCAAAAGAAACATGCGAAAAATTTGTTAGTTGAGCAGAATCTTCTAGGGAAGGTCCGCTTACTACGCATAAAGCACCAGTTACCGCTGTAGGAGTAGCAACAGATAAAGTTGCTGTAGTTCCTGAAATTGAGCTGATGGTTGTAACATGATCTTGAACTATATTTGCACTTGAAACTGTATTAAATGCTCTTACTCTTAACTCTGCAACTGTTGCACTTACTATTTTCTTTATACCTGATACAAGATCTTGCCCTCCTGGACCTGCACCTGCAATGCGTATGTATACTGGTAATCCTTTTGCTTGATTATCAATTATTGTTTGAGTAAAATAACTTGAAGATGTTGTAACTTTTGAAGATCCTGCACTAATACTTGCTATACCTGCACCTTTTGTGCCTGCTCCTACAATAGAGATAACTCTGCCCCCTATAGAAAGTCCTGATTTATTATTATAGCTAAGAGTACGAATAGTGCCAAACTCACTTGCAGCTACAGAAGTACTGTTTGCGGTTGTGTTTGCTGTAAATTTTCTAGGTTTAAGTATGTCATTGTTTGCGGAGTCAATTAAAGGAACATCATTATAATAAACAGACGCAAGATCATTTGATAAGCCTGCGATTGGTCCTTCTGCGAGTAAATCGTAGACAATAGCTGTTTGTTCCTTATTCGGACTTTTTAGATCGTAAGTTGCTTTAGTTCCAAAGCCTCGTGTGCTGTATTTTGATGAATTATCTGCCATTTTATTTTAGTTGTATTGCGTCGTCTACTAGAGGTTGTTTTGTTATTCCGCCTGGATTATCCCAAACATGATTTATTACTGCATCAAAGGTACTGTTTCCTGTTCCTACCCATCCTGTTGAGGGTTGGTTAGAAGTAGTACCTGCATTTGAAGTACCATAATTAGTATAAGTTCCACTATAAGGATTCGCTCCTGCTCTTTGATTACCCGAATCTGTAGAACCAATAACAGTTACACCTTTTTTATATTGATTATGCAATCCTGGTGTGTATCCTTGATAAATTGGTGCACCACCGATTGTAAGTTCTCCATAGAGAAGTGGAACAGGTTTTCCCTGTTCAATGTGATTTTGTGCTCCATTAAATAAGTATGAAGGATCATCTGTTGTTTTATCTGGATCGGGTGCTGACATTTCTGCTAGACCCATAAGTGCTAAGTTTGCTCCAAGCATCATTACGGCTGAGCCTGCTAAACTTAAAGATGCTCCTGAAGCCAAGGCTGCTGATGTAGAGGTTCCTAATATTGCTCCTGAACCACTCGCAAATGCCATAGTTCCCGCACCACTACCTACAACTGTTCCTCCAGTTGTCATTGCAGCTCCAACTCCGGGCATAAAAAAGAAAGCTGCTAGCAGTAGTAATCCTGTGATTAATTTTCCTAATCCTTTTCCAGAACCTGCAGGTACTGGAGTAATTATTAATTCGTCTCGTGCAATATTTAGATATAATTCTGGAAATTCCTCGATAAGATTATCACCACTTTGTACAGAGAATTCAATATTTTTCATATAACAGTCTAAAAGGTATTCTTGTAATCCTTCAGTTTGTACATGAATACATTTTAATATATCACGAACATTCGTATCGACGCACTCCCATTCAGAACCGAACTTGTCTCCCATTTCTCCCATTAATTTAACGTGGGTCATAAATAAATTCTCCTTTCTCTGGGTACGATACAATTAAGTATGGTACACCAAGACTTTTACATACATTCTTGTCATGCTCACTTGGATAACAATCTGAATCGTAGTGACTATGCACTACATATTTTATTTTCGAAATAATCGAGTATCGAACCCATTGTTTTGGGTCAATTGCAAAGTGCTCTTTCTCAGAACTTTGATTTTCCAGAGGAATATATTTCAATTCATCTTCGATTTCAATAACAAGTCCACAAGCTTCTTTTGGACTCTCTTCTTCTACTTGCTCATATATTTCAGGTAAAAGATTACTTAAATTTTCTTGCACCAGGAAATCCTCCAAAAGGTAAAGATTTTTGACTATTTTTTGATGTACTTCCTGTTGAAGCAGAAGCTGTGCTTATTGGATTATATCCAAATCTACATGCACATGAGGTTAGTCTTTTACCACATGAATCTCCTCTTTCCCAGTAACTATTAAATCCAGGTGCAGTATTTGCTCCTGTTGTTTGTGTACGAGTTGCCTTCCATAAATGTGTTTTTCCACCACTCGTATATGCAACATAGTCATTATGTCTATCCTCTGTATAGGCATAATAATTTGCACTTGCACTATATGTACCATGTACTCTTATTCTTTCAAAATTACCATTTGTATCTGAAGGAGTTCCAGGACTGCTTGTTGCTGTTGTAGCTTGCCAATAGTTATTAATTGTACTATTATTTGCACTTGCGTCTACAGTACCGTTTGGCTTTAGCCTTTGTATACCCGTAGTTGCTAGTGTAGTTGTATTTTTATAATAAGAGTCTTTAGTTACTGCTCCACTACTATAAGTTGTGAAACTAGTGGTTGAAGGGATGACATACTCATCATCTTGAGTTACATAAACAGTATGAGTAACATCTGTTCCGCTTCCGTTTGTCATTATAAGTTTTGATTCTTCTGACCAAGTACACCCACCATTGTCTGTACTGTTATTTATTTTATTTGGAGAAGCTCCTTGATACACCCATGAACACGCATTATTACCAATAACACGATAAGGAAGTACTAATCCTTCTACATCAAAAGGTGTTGTAAGTTCAAAAGATATTTCTATAGCATTTTCTTGTTCGATTCTATCAATAATAAAAATTTGTCTTGGAAATTCTACAGGAGTATTTCCTGAACCTGTGTCTGCTGTTCCATCTTTTAAATATTTTCGTAAAGTTTTTCTTCTATAAAGTTTCTTTCCAATAAGATCATTTGGCTCTAAACTACCGAGTGCATCTCCGAAAGTGCTTAGTATATTTGCAAAAGTAATTACAGGTCTTGCAGCTGTTCCTTGTGATTTTACTTCAAAGCCCTCTGCTTGAAGTGGAATTGCATCATAAGTATTTAATTGACTATTTGTATCATAATCGTACATTTGTACATTTGTTAAATCTGTATCTTCTCCTCGAGTAAAATAAGCACGGCTAGAACCGTCTGCATCAAGAGCAAGTTCATATAAAGTAACTAAACCAGATTCTTCTTCAAGAGATTGTAGCTCTTTGATTGCAATTTTTTCCGTCATGCTTCGTAAACTCTTTTAAATGTTGCTGTTAATGAATAAAAATTTTCATACGCCCAAGTTTGATCCCACTTATCACATACGCATTTAATTGTTTCTGTACTAGATCCTTCATTGCTGTCTTCTAAATCAAAACGAAATTTAGTGACTCCTCCCAACAATTCAAAAAAAGCGACAAGATCATCTATCTCTGCTTTTGGTCGAGTAGAAAAACTTACACTAATACTTTGATCTAAATTATTAATTCCGTCTGCGAGTCTTTGTTCGTACCCGTCTCCAAAAGTTACTACATGAACTTTTGGTTTACTAGCACGTTTTAGTCCTTTATCTGGTTGTACTGGTGCACTGAAACCTGTAATATTTGATCCATTATTTTGCATTATTCCAAAAGCCATTTATTAACCTCCACCTAATACGCCACCAGGACGTTTTTCTCTTTGTAATGTTTCCATGACTGCTGCTTGTATTGACATACCGAGTGCTTGAGCTTGCTCTGCACTTCCTGTGCTACTTGCATTTCCGCCTGCATCTACATTAATTGTTACATTGTTTGTTCCTGCTCCACTTCCCATCATTTCTACAGGGATTCTTCTTCCGTCTGGTAAAGGTACTACGGCTTCATTATGTCTTCCTTCTCCAACCATTACTGTTGGCTGAGTTGCAATTCCACCAGTTCCAAAACGTTTTGTACCTACAGAAGTATATCCTCCAGAAGCCATTCCTCGAACAGGTATGATGCCTCCCTGTGCAAATCCCATAAATCCAGTTACTGAAGCTGCCATTTTCATTGCAGCTATTTTTGCCATTTCTTGTAGTACTAGAGTTGCTAAAGATTTAAAAGCATCTTTTGCACTTGCGGAACCAGTTGCTATATCTTCAAACATTTTTTGTATTCCTTGTGAGAAAGTATTCTGTAGTTTTCCAGCAATTGTTATTGAGTGTGCAAAGGCTTTTTCTTGTTCCTGTGCTACGGCTAATTTTTTCTTCGCCATTTCAAATTGATGTTTATCTTCTAAAGTCATTTGCTTATTTAGTGCTAACTCATTTACTTTATTCTGTGCTTTTGCACTTGCTATTCTTAAATCTTCTTTTTTTATATCTTCTTTTGCAAAGATGGATGCAGCTCCTTTTTTATGGGCATTTGCTGCTCCTCTTAGTTTATTATCAAGAGCATCTCCTTCTAATGTTCTTCTTGTATCTATTACTCCTTGTAGGCCTACTGCAAATCTATCAAGTGCTGCTGTCATATCATCTAGCGATGTTCCTTCTGCTCTTGATCCAAATACGGATTCGTAAATTTTTTGAACAACACTTTCTTTGTTATCACCTGTAAGTTTTATTGTTTGATCTAAATTGTTATAACTTGAAAGAAGTTCATCTAACGGATTTCGTTTACTAATTTTACCATATTGCTGTACAAATCCTGAAATAGTATTATTTATTTGTTTAAAAGCAGTATTTTGTGCACCTGCTTTTAGAGTTACATTTTTAAGTCCATCTGTTAGTGTTTCTGTAGAGATCTCGCCTTTTTCATACTGGCTAAATAAGTCGGCAATTGTTGGGTTTATTCCCCCTAAATCTTTTCCGTATTTAATTAAAGCGCTTCGTTGTTTTTCTAGTTGATCGGCGGTAAATGCATCTTCTCCTGTTCTGCTTTCCATTCCTTTAAGTCTTGCAGCTGCCCCTTGAATTCCGGAACTTGCTACAGTTGCTACATTTGCTTCGAATTGTTGTCCTGCTGATTGATCAAGTCCTTCTCTAGCAGATATCATTTCTTTGAACTCAGTATGTAGACTTTTTAATTTTTCTTGAGCAGATTCAAATTGATCTGCAAGTATTGAACCAGGTCTTTCTTTCTTTGCTTTATGTGCCATTTCTCCAATAAAACCTTCCCCAGATTCAAGTTGTCCTTCAATACTATCTGCGATTCCGGCAAGTTTTTCTTGTGCAAATTCTCCGCCTGCTTTATAAAATTTACCTACAAGTGGGATTCCACTTAAAAAGTTTGCTAGTTTTGCAATTCCATTTCCTACGAATCGTATTGCAGTTGCAAATCCTTGCATTACTTTATCAAAGTTTGCTTGTAAAGCTTTTAAACCATCCATTGCTAGTTGTATAAAACCAAATATAGCTACAGCTCTAAAAGCTAAATTAACAGCTCCTGCTGCACCTTTTGCAGCTATTGCCATTCCTTTAAATGCTACTTTTGCAGCTATTGCCATTCCTTGGAAAGTTCCTTTTATAGCAATTCCTGTTAACTTCAGACCAGTTCTCATAGTCATATTAGTTTTACTGCTTTCAATTTCCATTTGTTTCAATGAACTTCTAAAGCCACGAACTTTTTTGATATTTTCTCCTGCAAATATACCAGTTGTTATTTTTCCGTGCCTTTTGTACTCTGCCTCTGCTTTTTTCAAGGCTCCTTTTAATCCACTCATTTGTTGTCGAGTTAGATTTTCACCTTTTTTCAAAGCATTTATACCTGACGATTTTAAAGCTGCCTTACTATCAAATCCTTGTGATAATTTTTTGGCTTTTGCTGTTCCTTGTCCTCCGAGTTGACTTTTAAATTCAGCTGCACTTCCTTTCATGCTTCCGAAACTATCTCCTATTCCTGCAGCAAATTTTCCTATTCTACTATTATCTATTTTTGCAGAGAGTTCATCAAATGCTGGAAGCACTGATTTTAAAAGTGTAGAAGCAAAAATAGCAAGTACTGCTACTGCTGATTTTATATTTTCGGTAAAGAATCCTGCAAGTACTTCTGCGATTGGAGTGATAAATTCCATTGCTTTATCTTTTAAATCAATAAAAGTTGCAATTAATTTATTAAATTGGTTAACGGGAACAGCATCTCCTACTGCTCCATATTTTTCTTCTGATTGGGTTAAAACTTCATTTAAAACTGCTTGTGATTTTTCAAAAGTGGTTAAATCTTTTGCAGATTTACCTATTGCTTGTGCATACTTTTTTGTAGCAGGTTCTAATCGTAGAATAATACCTAATTCATCGAGTAGTTCTGGTTCAGCTTTTGTAACACCTCGAACAAGACGATTAAAAGAATCTTCAAAATCTCTACCGAGTGCGGTTGATGCTCCTCTTGCTGCCGTTGCGATTGCTCCCATTTGATCTTCACTAAATCCAGCTGCTAACATTATTTGAGATGATTGTGCTGCTTGTCTAAAGTCTAATTGATGTCCTGTTGCTTCTTGTAAATTTTTTGATAAACTTTTTACCATAACTCCAGAGTTAGCAGCAAATGCTCTCATACCTTGATTTAATACACGAAAGTCTGCGGCTTGTTGTAATCCTCTAAATACAGCTCCTAATGCAAACATTTGAGCAGCTAAAGTAGCATACGCAGGCACAAGACCACCACTGACTCCTTGAGCCATTTTTGAAAAGTTTTTTGTGGTATTGGAAGATGCTTGAGCAGCACCTTTTAAGCGTCTATCGACAGTATGGGCAGATTTACCTGTTTGGTCTAATTGTTTACCTAAAGCTTTTGCTTGTTTTTTAGTAAGTTCAATTTCCTTGCCATCAACATTGATCTTAATTTTTATATTGTTTTTTGCCATTATTTTTTCTTAATATTTGCTGAGGATATGTGAGTATTCTTTCCTTTATTCTCACGAGCTTTTCTTTGTCGCTCTAAATCCTTATTCAATTTCATTGCGTATCTTGCTTCTATATTCTTCAAAAAATAACAAACTATTTGCTTATCGTCTACTTCCCAGACATCTAGTAAAGTTCCTAAAGCAGATAAGTCCTTTCCGAAATACGATCCACTCATTCCATCCCATCTATCGGGTAAAAGATCGTGCAATAAAAAAGCCACCTGAACTTCAAGGGGAAAATCCCCACGAGTTGGTGGCATTTCGTTCGGATCGGGATCTATACCTTTTTGTTCACATATATCTAAATATACGTCTAAAGATATCTGACCGTCTCTGTATGTTTCATCAAGTAGTTCTAAAACTTTTTCTACTTGACTCGAGTAAAATTTTCTAAATCACCTGTTACTCTCCTTT